GCGCGTGAGCGACCACATCCGCCGCAAGGTTTGGGCCGAGCTGAAGCGACGCTACGAGCAGGAGCGCGCCCTAGTCGATGCAACAATCGAGCATCTCGACGGCCGCGTGGAGATCGTGCGGTTCGACGGCAAGCAGTATCACCACGAACTCGGCCACTACCGTTGGACGGCAGAAGAGATCGGGGGCCGCGCGTGATCACCGCTTTCCTCGCCGCCGCGCTCGTTGTGCCGCCTCCCGCCGGCACGGACACGCGCCGCATCCTCGACGCGCTCCGCCAGGTCGAGACTGGCGGCTCGCGCGATCCTGACCGCGCCGTAGGTGACAACGGGAAGGCGCTCGGTCGTTTCCAGATCTGGGAGGTGTACTGGCAGGACGCCTGCGAGTACGACAAGTCGCTGCGTTCTCGCCCGTACAGCGACGTGACCGATCCGGAATACGCCAAGCGCGTGGTCATCGCCTACCTGTCCCGCTACGCACCGGACTGGTCGATTGACACGGTGGCACGCATTCACAACGGAGGGCCACGGGGCGCAACTGGGAAGCGCCGGAGAGCCACGGACGGCTACGCGGCAAAGGCCGCAAAGGAGTACGCACGATGCGGTACTTGAGCGTGTGCAGCGGAATCGAAGCCGCGAGCGTAGCTTGGGAGCATCTCGGGTGGACACCCGTAGGCTTCAGCGAAATCGAACCCTTCCCGGCGGCGGTGCTGGCGCATCGCTTCCCCAACATTCCCAACTACGGAGACATGACGAAGCATGAATCGTGGCCCATCACCCGAGGTGCAATCGACCTTCTGGTCGGAGGCACTCCCTGCCAGTCCTTCAGCGTTGCCGGGTTGCGGCAAGGACTCGCCGACCCCAGAGGCAACCTCATGCTCACCTACCTGGCAATCGCTGACCGCCTGCGCCCGAGATGGCTCGTATGGGAAAATGTCCCCGGTGTTCTGTCATCGAACGGAGGACGGGATTTTGGAACCTTCCTCGGGGCGTTGGGGCAACTCGGGTATGGGTGGGCCTACCGAGTGCTTGACGCTCAATACATCCGAGTGGGGCGATGGCCCCGAGCCGTCCCGCAGCGCAGGCGGCGTGTGTTCGTTGTCGGATGTCTTGGAGACTGGGCCGCTCCCGGCGAAGTACTCGCTCTCGCCGAAGGCTTGCAGCGGCATCTTGAGGCGCGCCGAGCGAAGGGGAAAGGCTTTGCCGCCGATGCTGAAGGAGGCGTTGGAGGCGGTTGCTGCGGGACAGTCAGCAGCAAGTGGGCCAAGGGAACCGGAGGGCCGGCAGGAGACGAGTGCTACAACCTGATCGCGCAGCCGACCGCCTATCGATGGCAGAACGACCGCGACGGCTTGCAGCAGGATGATGCCGTCGCCGCGCTGCGAGCTTCGCAGGGCGCGAGCGGATTCCACGAGATGAATCACCCGGTGATCACGCAGCCCGTCCCGTTCACGAAGGCCAAGCGCGCCCAGTCCACGAGCGACGATGAGACATGGGTGGACGGCCAGGTCAACCCGACGCTCTCGCTGTTCGACCAAGGCGACACGAGGGCGACCACGGTGGCGGTGGCGTTCTCTTTTGATCCGGGACAGTCATCGAATCCAAAGGCTACTCATCAATTTTGCAATGAACATACGGCTCCACTAATCAAAGAGCGTGTCCATGCAGTCGGTATCGGAATCGATTCCTACAACGGTGCTTTGCCGCCGGCGGTGGCGTTCCACCCGACGCAGGATCCCATTAGCAGCACGGACGGATCGACGCATTGCATGGGAACTGGTAACAGCCGTGGCGATGCGACTATCGCGGTGGCGCAGGCCATGACCGTCCGCCGTCTCACGCCTCGCGAGTGCGAGAGACTTCAAGGTTTCCCAGACGATTGGACGATGATCCCGTGGCGAAAGAAGCCGGTCTCGGAATGCCCTGACGGGCCGCGATACAAGGCACTCGGCAACTCGATGGCCTGCAACTGCATGGCATGGATCGGCGAGCGTATCGCCGCGTATGAGAGTCAGAACCCCTAACTAGAAGGAGCACCACATGGCATACGAAACCAAGAACGACACGGGAGCACTGTTCACCAATGACCGAAAGGAACACGATCGACAGCCCGACTTCCGCGGCCAAGCAGTAGTCAACGGACAGGCGATGGAAATCGCCGCTTGGCGCAAGACCAGTGCGAATGGGAAGGTCTATCTGTCGCTGAAGTTCCAAGCTCCGCGCGAGCGCGATGCCGCACCGAAGGCCGCGCCGATCCCCGAGGCAGACTTCCCATTCTGAAGAGGAGAACCACATGAACAAGGCCGAACTACTCCGCCAGGCTCTCCGCATCGTCGAGGAGCGCGGCGACTCATACGGGCCTCCCGCGAGGCACTTCGCGCGCACGGTCGGCGCGATCAACGCCGTGCTCGGGCACAAACTCGCCGCCCCGCTCACGCCGGCGGACTGGGCCACCATGATGATCCTCGACAAGTTGGCGCGCGAGCAGCACACGCCGAAGGCCGACAACCCGCTCGACATCGCTGGGTACGCGGCGTGCCTCGCGGAGTGCCGCGAGGAGGCCGATCCGATCTCCTGCGAGGTCGGCGACGAGTGGACGGAGCGCGCGTTCACTCTGCTCTCCTCGATGGAGTCCCTCGTGCGCGAGGTCAAGGCGTGCGAAGTGGAGGCGAGGCGATGAGCGACGATCTCTCGAGGCTTGCACAGCAGTTGGAGATCCGTATGGCGGAACTCGATGCTGCGCGTCGGGAGCGCGATGAGGCCCGGCGGATCGTCATCGCTGCTGACTGGTGCACGGATCCGAATGCCAAGCACGCCGACCTCTGGGCCGCTCGAGGTTGGCCCATTCCAGAGCCGCAGACCACGACTCTCACCTGCCCGTACTGCGGCTATCGCGAGGTCGTGCACGGTGCGCCTGGACCACACGACCATGCGCCATGCTGGGAGTGCACAAGGGACTACGGCGAGTAGTCACAGAGGAAAAAGATGCTCGTTGTCACAACCAAAGAAGGCAGTGGGATTGAGGTGCGATACGGCACCGAGACCCTGACCATCATTCTGTCCGATCTAACTGGCTCGAAGGCGAAGCTCACCGTCGACGGGCCGCGTACTTTCAAAGTGAGCAGAATCAAAGGAGATCACGATGATCACCGACCGTCAGAGGGATGCAAGAAGCCGCGGACTCGGTAGCAGCGACATGGCTGCTATCTTCGGCATCAGCCGATGGAAGAGCCCGCTCGATGTGTGGGCCGAGAAGACAGGGAAGGTTGCGCAGCAGGAGGGCTTCCCTAGCGAAGCCGCGATGATCGGTTCGTCGATCGAGCCTGCTCTGCTCGAGATGGCAGGCCGCGAACTGGGTCGCAAGGTCGTTGCACCGACCAGCACGTTCGTGCGGGGCGTGCTTCGTGCCAACGTCGATGGGATGCTCGACGAGTTCAAGCGTGGCAGCGACATCGTCGAGGCCAAGACGCATGGACAGGCGATCGGATACGGTGTGCCTGGAACCGACGCGGTGCCGGAAGCGGTGCGCCTGCAAGTCCAGCACCAGATGCTGTGCGCAGAGTCCAAGGTGGCGTACGTTGCCGTGCTTGACGGGCAGCACTTGGCGTTCAAGCTCTACCGAGTGGAGTTCGACGAGGGCTACGCCGCGGAGATCGAGCATCGCGCTACGGAGTTCTGGGAGAAGCACGTCGTTGCGGATGTGCCGCCGCCGGGTGCGCTGACCCTCGAAACGGCATCACGGATGAACCGCATCGAAGGCACCTCAACGCATATCCCGCAGGAGCTGATGGAGTCCTATGTGGCAGCCCGGGAGGCCGCTACAGAAGCCGACAAGGCTCTTGACCAGGCGAAGGCCGCTCTGCTGACGGCCCTCGGCCAAGCGGAGTTCGGCGTTGCGGCAGGTTGGCGCGTCTCGTACAAGCTGCGCAGCCGTGCTGGGTTCGATACGAAGCGCCTGCTCGAGGAGAACAAGGATCTGGCAACTCGCTACGCTACGACCTCTTCGTGGCGAGTCCTCGACGTTCGCGCGGAAGGAGGCAGCAAGTGACGGAGAAGACCAAGACCGGGCGACTGGCCGCAGCACTCGTTGCAGCGCAGCGCGATCTGAAGCAGGTGACCAAGGGCAGCGAGAACGCTTTCCACCGATACAAGTACGCCAGTGCGGAGGACATGATGACGGCCTGCCGCGAGGCGCTGCACAAGCACGGGCTGGCGGTACGGCGCACGCGATGGTCGATCGAGAGCGACGAGACCCATCACTGGGTTGTAGCGAGCTACGAACTCGTGCACGAGGCCGGCGAGACCGAAGCATTCCAGATGGCGACCAGGTGGCCCTTTCAAGAGGAGAAGGGGCGACCGCTGGACAAGGCTCTTGCCGGCGCGCTGACCTCGAGCCTCGGATACTGGCTACGCGATCTCCTGCTGGTCCCTCGCGATGACGAGGAAATGGACAAGCGCGACGATCGGACGCACAATCCCGAGGTGCTGGGCATCTCGCGGGCCGGCAAGCTGCGCGCAAGCGCGAAGGCGGCCGGAATCACACTTGACGAAATCCGCAAGAATTTGACAAGCGACGGGACACAGTTGGCCGACGATCCGGCACAATGGCCGGCGGTTCTGGCGGGCCGTATTGCAACCCTGCTCAAGACGAGCGGGACGGCGGCCTAGTCTTCTTTCCCCCTGCGCTAGCGCGGCTGAAAGGTCTCGCTAGCGTTTCCAACCCAAACCGCGCTCGGCGGTGCGCCTCCGCGAAGGAGGCCCGAGCAAGGCAGGAGGAGCGGCCCCGTAGGCTCCAGAGACAACAGACCCAGCAGCTTCTACGGAGAGGCAAGTTGCGCCCACCAACGCAGGCGCAACCCGAGCACTGCTGGGGAGTCGCCTGGTCTGACCGACCAAGCGCCGGTGGCAACGTTGCCACCGTGGAGCGCCGCAGCCCTACCAGTGCCTAACGTCAGGCCAAAAAGGATTCAAGGCTGCGCACGCGAAAGCCGATAGTGATGGCGATGACAAAGGCGCGCGATCTGGCATACCCAGGTCGCGTGCGCGAGTAGTTCCGGCTCTGACAAGATGTCCGATACGGTACAAACTCACCATAGTTGTTGAGATGTGTAGTAGTTTCCAGCCTTCCCATTCAGGAGAGAACCATGCCAGAACTGAAGATCCGATTGAGTCAGATCGACCCCAAGTGTGGCACCCAACTGCGTGCTACGATCGATGACGAAGCCGTAATGGCCTACGCGGAGGTTGGCGACGCGCTGCCCTGCATCGATGTGTTCCTCGTGCTCGAGGGCGAGTACTACGCCATCGTCGACGGCTACCATCGATTCTTCGCGCACGAGCAGCGGTTCAACGGTGCCGACAAGGCTATCTGCGTCAACGTGGTCGGCGAGGGCACGCTCGAGCAG